GAAACCCTTGATTGCCATCGGCTTGGGGATCGTTCTCGGTATCGTGGCAATGTTTTACAACGGAATCCAGCCGATCTTTAAAAACATTGTAGACTACGTTCTTTATGGTTTCATGGCGGGAGCCGGAGCCGTCGGCCTGTGGGAAGGGTTCAGCGCCGTTAAGTCTGGAAGTAACGGAGCGGCAAAGGCAGCGAAAACCGCGGCGATGATTTTGGTCTGCATCTTCCTGGCGATGTCGATGACGAGCTGCTCTATGATCACGCGGACGATTGGACTTTCGCCCGATCTCGAAAAGCAATGGCAGGCCGCCACGGAGGAGGAGAGGGTCCGTCTTGTTCTCAAAGATATTCAGTCCGGTCTCGATAGTTCCCTCGATATGGGCACTCTTTATGTTGCTGCACATCCCGAGAAAAAGGCCGACTGGAAAAATCTCGTGCTTCCTCTTTTCAAAAAGGCGAACGATGTGATCGGAGATGTGATACGCGAGGCAAAGACGACCCAGGGAAAGGTGACGCTCGCCGGAGCGCTTCTAAAGATACAGCCCCATATGATGGAGATTGAGAGGATCCTACTAGAATGGAGGATCAAAAAGTAATGCGGAGTGCGGAATGCGGATTGCGGAATAAAATATCTTTAAATTCGCTATGCGCTATGCTCTATGCGCTATGCGAAATTGGAGGTCATCATGGTAAGCGAAGCTGGAATCATCATCACCTTGGCAGTTCTCAATAAGTTGCTCGAGCTGGCGGCACAGTATGAGGCCCAGACGGGCAAGATCCCGACTTATGAGGATCTCGAAGCGGCCAATCTTCTTACGGGGCTAAAGATCCAAAGATTAATAGACGAATGACACGAATAAAACCATTCGCGTAATTCGTGTCCTTTAGTTCGTGATATTCGTGACAAGCGGAGCGAGCGTATGGAACACTGGCAGTCGATGGCCCTGATGATCAGCATACAGATCGTTATAGGAATCGTTGTGGCGATTCTTGGATTTTTGTTAAGGCGGAGCATCTCTCAGATTGATAAGCGTCTTGAGACCGGAGATTTGAAATTTAAAGACATCTGCGGTGACATTGCGGACCTCAAAGAGAAAAGAGGCTTCGACCGGGAGTATTTTTCAAAGGAATATGTGGCCAAGGACGATTTTATCCGCGACATCCGGGCACTGGATTACAAAATTGACGGGGTCGCGGCCGATGTCAAAAAGCTCCTGGTGATGACCGGAGGGAGAAAAGACGATGCCGAAGTATAGCAACAAGACACTGAGGAAAGACATTCTCATCACCCTCGCCTATGTGCCTTATTCTCCTTTCCGCGTCAAGGCCATCCTCAATGCGCTCAGGCCAACGGGATACGAGGATCTCTCCGAGACAGGGCTCATGGGCCAGGTCAAATACCTCGAAGAAAAAGGATACGTGAAGAGTGAGATGTCGAGAAACATCGTCACCGAAGAGGAGATGCTGCTCGTGACCATCACAAGCAAGGGCATCGATCTCCTGGAGGGTAACTGCACGGACGTGGGGATTGATTGTGCGAGATGACAGTAGCCGCAGGCTTCAGCCTGCGTCAAGAAAAAAAGAATACTCCTTCGAGATTGTGGACCGCTCGGAAGGGCTCTATGTCAATGAGGAGAAGACCCTTGAGGAGATCTCTAAAAAGACAGATGTCCCTGTCGTGACGCTTCAGCGATGGGGCGAGAAATACGAATGGAGAAAGAAGAAGGACGAATTCAAGTCAAGGGTTCTAAAGGCCCAGGAAGAGACCAGGGCGCTCATCCGGGAAGAGATTCTTCTTCAGGACCTCATTCATCAGCGCGACCTGATGAAAAAATATTTCGAGGACAAGGAGGTCATGGAAAAGGCAGACACGCAGATGATGTACGCCTATACCAACGTGACGGATGCCATCTGCAAGATCCTCGCGGACATGAGGAAGAGAGATGAGTCTCTACGGAGTGCCCAGAAGATTGACCGGCCGCAGGTGTTTCTGGAGTTTATGCGCGATCTGGTTTCATTTCTCAAAGATCATGATCCGGATGCGCTGGCAAGTCTGGAAAAGAACTTTGATCCCTTCGTGGAATACGCGAAGGCGAAATACACGAATTAAGGGACACGAATTACACGAATGGTTTATTCGTGGCATTCGTTATCATTCGTGACATTCGAAAGATGAAGCGAAGCGTAATTACAGAAAAGAAATTCGACCTTGAGATTGAGGAGCTCCGCGAGCTGATCCGCGAGTCCGTCTCACCTTTCGAGAAAGACACACTCGCCAAAAAGAAAGAGAGAGTTGGGCGCGGGCGCAAAGATAAGGATTTTTTCTTCAAGACTTACCTTCCGCACTACTTCAATAAACCTTCGGCTCCTTTTCACAAAGAGCTTCACGACATGGCCGAGGAGGCCCTGGCGGCCGTGGCTGCGCCTCGTGGCCATGCCAAGTCAACCCACATGTCCTTTGGAGAGATCATTCACGATGTCTGCTATGACCTTGAAAAATTCGTCATCGTCGCCTCCGACACGACGACCCAGGCCGAAGACTTCACCACAGCCGCTAAGCTGGAGCTCGAAGAAAATCCGAGAGTGAAGCACGACTTCGGAGATCTCATTCCCAAGAAAGACATGGGATTTCATTACGATGATTTTATTACGACCAACGGGATCCGTATTTTGGCCAGGGGCAGGGGGTCAAGAATCAGGGGACTCAAGCATCGCCAATACCGGCCGACTAAGTTCGTGGGCGATGACATAGAAAACGATGAAAACGTAAGGAACCTTGAGCAGAGAAAGCACACCCTGAACTGGCTTCTTCGTGCCGTGCGCGGCGGGCTTGAGCCTGAAGGATCGAAGATGTTCGTCATCGGGACCATCCTTCATTATGATTCAGTGCTCGCACAGCTCACCGATCCGAAAAAGCATCCCAAATGGGCAAAGAAAATTTACCGGGCGATCTCTCCCGATGGGAAAGTCCTCTGGCCCGAGAGATGGTCGAAAGACAAGCTCGATTCCGAAAAAGAGATCATGGGCTCCATCGCCTTCAATCAGGAATTTCAGAATGATCCCATTGACCCAGAAACGCAGATCTTCAGGGAGGAGTGGATCAAATACTACGATCCTTCAACCATCGATATCTCGGATTTCGATATTTACACGGCCACGGATCCAAGCGTAGCCAAAACCGAGCAATCCGACTATCAGGCGATCGTCACCGTGGGCATTCCAAGAGCCGGCGAGAAGAAGGGCACGGTCTATGTCCTCGATGCCGATATCGGAAGGACCTCGGCCAAAAAGCTGGCGATGAAGATATTTGCCAAATACGAGCGCTATCGCTGCATCATGCATGGGTTTGAAGACACGGCCTTCCAGGAAGTGATGAAACAGTGGATCGACGATCTCTCAAAAGAGAACCGGATCTATCTTCCGACCGTGGGCATCAGCCAGAAAAAAGACAAGGTCCAGAGGATCACAAGGCTCTCTCCCCTAGTCGAAAATGGAACGATTCTTTTTCAGAGAGGACAGGTTCTTCTTATTGAGCAGCTCATCCATTTTCCGAAAGCTGATCATGACGATGGCCCTGATGCATTGGAGATGGCCGTGGACCTGGCCCGAGCCGGTGGAGGCGTCATCGAATTCAAGTCCACAGGAAAGCGCGTGGGATCAGAGATGGGAGACTACCTCCCGATGGGAGAGGCAGCAAATTACTGACGGCATAGCGCATAGAGCATAGCGCATAGGGAAAGGAGAAAAAATGGGCGAGGGAAAAGAAGGAAAAAGTTTGATTGCTTTTGAGTCAGGACACTACAAGACGGTCAAAGGAAGTTGGAAAGGAGATAGTGTCTGGGCTCATTTTCGTAAAGATGATGGCGGCATGATCCATGTGAACAAAGACAAGGTCGAGTATATCGAGACTTTCGTTGAAGAAGAGACGGGGACATGGTGACACGGAGAAAATTTCAGGAAAAGAAAAAACCAGTGACCGACCAGATTGCCACTGCGCAGAATGACATCACGCGCAATTATCTGGGAAAGATCTTGCTCAATCCGGACGCCGTGCTCTCATCCCAGAGCGGAGGCAAGGGGATCCAGATCTATGAGGAGTTTCTTTACGAGGCACGTGTCTTCTCGGAGATGCAGAAACGAAAACTCGCCGTGATCGGAAAGGAATGGGAGGTCGTCCCTGCATCAGACAGCCCACAAGACCAGAAGATCGCGGATTTCGTGAATGAGGTCTTTAAAAAAATTTCCTACGACACAGCCAGGCAGGCGCTTCTCTCCGGCATCGTCACGGGATTTAAGCCAGGCGAGATCATGTGGGATTATTCCGAAGGAGATATCTGGATCAAAGCCATCAAGGGGATCTCACCGCGTCGTTTCGCTTTCGATATTGACAATAACCTGCGGCTTCTCACCTGGGCGAACATGATTGAGGGCGAGCCGGTGCCGGAGAAAAAATTCATCGTCTTCACGAATCCCTCGGATAACACAAGTCCGTATGGCGATGCACTCGGGCGTGCGCTCTACTGGCCGATCTGGTTCAAAAAGAACGGCGTGAAATTCTGGGCAGTGTTCTTAGATAAATTCGGCCAGCCGACTCCCTGGGGGAAGTATCCTCCGGGAACGGCCAAGGACAAACAGGACGATCTTCTCGACGCGCTCAAGGCCATGCAGACAGACCAGGCGATTATCACTCCCGACAATATGGCGGTGGAGCTTCTGGAAGCTGCCCGCGCGAGCTCTGTCGATTCATACGATCGCTGGGAAAAATTCTGGAACGATGCCATCACCTTCATCATCCTCGGCCAGACAGCGACGACCGAAGGGACCCCTGGAAAGCTCGGAGAAGAGACAGCGCGCGCAGACATCCGAGAAGAGATCGTCAAGGCCGACGCAGATCTTCTCTGCGAATGCCAGAACACGACGCTCATCCCCTGGCTCGTGGACTATAACTTCCCCGGCGTGACAGCATATCCGAAGGTGTGGATCCGCACAGAGCCGGAGGAGGACCTGAAGCCTCTTGCCGAGCGCGATCGCATCCTCATTAAAGAGATCGGAGTGCCGACGCCTGTCAGGTACATCCGCGACACCTACGGGATCCCTGAGCCGGAGGAAGGGGAGGAGATGATCAGCGTTCCTCAAACGCCGGCCTTTCAGCCGCCGGTGTTTTCAGAACGCAAAGTTCGGAGTTCGGAGTTCGGAGTTCGGAATAATGGACAGAAGAAGATTGACGAGATCGTTACAAAAACTTTAAAAGACGGCGGCATTTCCGAACTCAGAGATTCCCTTGAGGCAATCATCAACCAGGCCACGAGCCTTGAGGATTTGCGCTCACGCATCATTGATCAGTTCAAGGACGTGGACATTACAAAGATGAAAGAAATTTTGAGCAGAGCGATTCTAATCGCGGATCTGACGGGACGGATATCGGCGTAGGGAATGCACATGTGCATTCCTTTGAGGAACGCATATATGCGTTCTCTACAGGAACTTGATCATGGCATTCGATGAAGCGGAATTTATTTTGAGCAGCGAGCCTTTCGATGAGGCACTGAAATTTTTTCAGGCGAAGGTGCCGATGACAGAGGCCGAGTTCTATAGGATCGCGCGCCAGGCCAGGGTCCGGGCATTCACGGTCGCAGACATGGCGAGCCTCGATGCGCTGAAAGATATCCAGGACTCTCTTGCAAAAGCAATCGAGACGGGCCAGAGCATGGGCGACTGGAAAAAATCAGTAAAGGATATTCTCTCTCAATGGGACGTTTCCGGCTGGCGTGCAGAAACGATTTACAGGACGAATCTTCAGACATCCTATCAGGTCGGCCGCTATGAGCAGATGACCGATCCCGATGTTCTGGAAATGAGGCCGTACTGGAGATACGTGGCAGTGATGGATGAAAAGACCAGGCCGACTCACGCCGCGCTTCACGGAAAAGTTTTCCCAGCAGACGATCCGTTCTGGGACACCTGGTATCCTCCGAACGGATTCAACTGCCGCTGCACGGTCCAGACCCTTTCACCGGCTGAGGTCGAAAGAGAAGGATACATCGTGGAAAAAGGATCGCGCTATCACAATAAGCCCGTGGCCATGCCGGACGGCACGGTGATCCAGATGCTCCCGGACCCGGGCTGGGATTTCAATCCCGGCAAGGAAGGACTGACACGAATTACACAAATATAAACGAATTGCACGAATAAACCATTCGTGTCATTCGGGCTTTTCATTCGTGAGATTCGAGGCATGAAATGCCAATAAAGATCGACATTAAAATCATCAAAGACGAAATCAGGCCCATGCTGGCGAGCCTCGCCAAAAAGATGGGCGATCTATCGCCTGTGATGAAAAACGTGGGAGAGACTCTGCTCGCCTCGATCCAGAGAAACTTCGAGCTCGGCGGCCGCCCGAAAAAATGGCCAGGTCTCAAGCCGTCAACAATTAAGCAGCGCCTCGCCCAGGGCCATTGGCCCGGCCAGATCCTGGTCCGTCATGGCGTCTCCGGAGGCCTCTTGGGTTCGATAAGCTATCGAGCTTCATCGGACCAGGTCGTCTTATCGGCCAACAAGGTTTATGCGGCCATCCATCACTTCGGAGGCATGGCAGGAAGAGGGCAGAAGGTAAAGATTCCGGCCAGGCCCTTCATGCTCATCCAGAACGGCGATTGGGCCGAGATCAAGAGACTGGCAGGGGAGTATTTGACGAAGACATGACCGTAGCCGCAGGCTTTAGCCTGCGTGAAAAATAGGCGGGGGATAGGTCTCCGGGACCGAACGGATGGCATCCCTACCATCCTTCCCCTGTTTAACTATAGGGCGACGAAGGGAGGTCGAAGATGAAAAAGATAGATTTTGAGGATGTGATCACCGCGGAAGAGCTCTCTCAAAAATTGGGATTGACTGTGGACACCTTAGAGAAGTGGCGGAAAAAGGGGATGCCCACGATAAAGATCGAAAAATATCTAAGATTCTATTGGCCAAAAGTGCTCGACTGGATCGTAAAACAAGAAGAAAAAACGGAAGGCAATTCTGGCCAGGGATCGCTTTGGGGCAAGAATGGGAAAAACTAAATTTGCGTCCAGGACACGTTGTGGCGAGAGAAAACAAAAAACCAATGGTTATATAGCCACCCCGTTAAAAAGGCAAATTTCATGGCGATTTCGGCATATTTTTGGGGGGGGTACGGGGATAGGTAGTCATGGTTATAGGGGGAACCTGTCCGACTATTTTAAAGTCACTGACCCAAAAGGAGCAAAAAATGGACTTTCCGGAGTGGTTTGAGGTTTTCAGCGCCGGCCGGTGGACCGACTCGGCAGGCAACTCAGATGACTGGACTGTTGATGATCTCAAGGAGATCGCCGGGTCCTATAACCCGGAGACCTACGATGCCCCGATCGTCATCGGCCATCCCCAGGCCGACTCCCCGGCCTATGGTTGGATCGAGAGTCTAAGGGTTGAGGGAGAGAAACTTCTGGCAAAACCGAAGCAGCTCGTCGATGAATTCAAGGATTGGGTCCAGCGCGGGCTTTATAAGAAGATATCGATTAGCGTTTTTCCGGATATGACGCTTCGCCACGTAGGATTTCTGGGAGCAACGCCGCCGGCAGTGAAAGGACTCAAGCCCGTAGCCTTCACGCATAAAAAAGCAGGCTGGACTTTCGAAAAGGATGTAACCCCACCTGACCTCCCCTTAGATAATGGGAGGAAAGAGGAGGGGTTATTTGCAAAAGAG